AATTATATATTATTATGCTACTTCACTCCAGCTAGGTGTTTGTGAAGTGTTTATTGTTGAATATCTAGGTGTTTGCGAATCATCTATTAAACTCCAAACTAAAAGACTACCTATTTCCTTTGTTGCAAAAACTCCTGTTGGAAATATAAGAGTGCTTCCTGTTGCTGTTTCATTTCCAACAGCACCTGTTGCAGCACCAAGCGTAATATTAAGAAAGTTATTACTAACAATACTTTCATTACCAAGACCACTTGTAGATGTAACTGCAGATACGCCAACAATAGCAACGGCTTGTACAGCTACTGTTCCAATTGCAGTTGTGTTTGTAAAACCTGTGACTGGTAAAACATTATTTGTAACTGGTGATTCATTACCTAAAGCAGAAGTACCTACTGTTCCTGTAACTCCAACATCACCACCAGCACTTATAGCAACACTAGTTATTGCTGTAGTTCCTGCTACGCCTGTTAAAGCAACAGGTAAAGGCTCACCAAAGGTTAATTGACCCCAAGTACCTCTACCCCAACCAGTTATACTAGCCATAAGTTAAACTAAGCTATTCTTATAATAGCGTTAGATGCATCTGCGGTAGGAAATTGAATAGTGAATGCACCTGCTGTAGAGGTTTTATCTCCACCAAAATCGAATACTGCAACATTTCTGTCTTGATTGGTATCGTTATAGATCATGCATCCTCTTGCTGTAATAGTAGCTGTACCAAATGTTAAATCAGCAAAGTCAGCAAAAGCTGTTGTACCTGATGTTGCTGGATTAATGTTGGTTAATGCTGCTCCACCAGTGCTGTAGTTAGTTCCAGCCGCTTGATTGGTTGTAGTAAACGCTGTGGTAGCTGCACCCATAGTTGCTGAACTAGTATATAAAGCTAGTTTAAAACTATTACCGCCAGAAGCTAATAAATTATGTTTTCCTTCTAGTAGTTCTTTTTTAAAACTTGTTGCCATCGATTGTGTTATTGCCATTATAGTCTCCTAATAATATTTGCTAGGTCTTTATGACCTTGTTTTTCTAATTGATTACATACTGTACAAAGATGATTTTCAATTCCCTCTTTAATATAATATGCAATTACCATTTTTGTTCTATCTTTAAAAGCGTGAGCCTGTGCTTTAATCATAGGATCAGCTTTATCACTAATAGAAACAATTTTGTTTGTTGCCATTTCTGCAATCGTGTCTATGCTATGACCACCATTATCTGTTGTGGTAACGCCTAAATTTCCTACTGTAATATCGGTTTTTAATGAAAACATATTAATATTTGTTTGGTTCTACAGAATTTAATTTTAAATCATTTCTATTTATTATACCAATTGGCTTAGGTGTAGGCTCTATTGTTACTTCTGACAATTTGCAAACACTCATATTTGGACCATCTTGATAAGCTATTTTAGGATTTTTAAGTCTATGGTATCCATAAAGTTTTTCTTGCATTGGTATATCCATATCAAGCAGAGATGATCTAGGAGCTACTTCTATTTGAATACCTGCATCAATACATTTAGATAGCCAAAACTCTGTACAAGACCTACCTGCTTCTGCAAAGTGCATATTATTTTTATATGTAAAATCTATACCAAAAAGAAAAATTTTATTAACTCCATTCCACAAAGCATAAGCTATTGCATAAGGAATTGTATTATTGAAATAAGAACAACCTAAGTCATTAACAATTGATTCTATAGGGTAATCTATTGCAGATGGAACTCTGGTATCTAATTCACAGGTATAGATGGGAAAATTACATTTAGGTAATTGTTTACGCATCATAGGTGTCATTGTTCCAGCATCTTCGGTATCTAAGAATCTGCTCATTGGGTCTAAGATAAAAGCTCTATCTATTTTAGGTAACACACCTATCATTGCATTGATTGCCCAAATCTCATCAAATTCTACGCTGTGTGTTTGTGATAAGTGAAAATCTATTTGACTTTGACCCATAGCAACTATTGCAACATTCTTACCTTCTAATTCTGCTATAGGCTCATTAGACATTAATTTTTCTTTGTCCATCCCTGTAGGCATCTTTTCTGTTATATCCATCTGATTCTAGTGTAAGTCTTTGTAATGCTTCTTGAAATCTTTTTTCATAATTAATCATTACATCTGGTTCACCTTTCATAAAGGTATAGGCTTCTAATAAAGAACCATAAAGTAATAACTCTGGTGCATTTGTTCCTAACCAACTTGTGCCATCAGATGAAGCTGATATAGATTGTGGTATATAAAAGTAATGTAATTCTGCGGTTAGATTTGCATTAGGCGTTGGACCAACAATAAATGTATTGTCATCAAATTGTGCGTAATGTTTTGGTGTTTCTGTTACAGGTCCTACAAGTGTATCAGCTTGTCCGCCCATTCCTGTATGATTTGTGCAGTAGTAGTAAAGAGTTGGAGCATCTACTGCAACTGTTATCTCTGTGTAAGCTCCTACGCTTCCTGGTGTACCAGTAGTTGTTACTCCAGTTGTGTATTCTGTTCCTTCACCCCAAGTACCATTGCTTGTTATTGAAAATCTTAACGGATGATTTAAATTACTACTATCAGATTGATCAAATCTGTATGTTTGTCCTTCTGTTAATTTTAAAATAGGACTATTAATACCATTTAAATAATATTTATTGCCTGAACCATAAGTGTTTACGCCACTTGCTACTGTAACTGTGTAAGTTGTAGTGGCTGATCTAGCTACAGGATATGCTTCTCGTATAAAACTAACATCTGTATTTAAAAGATAAGTGTAATTATTATCAATATCTAATACTGCTAAAGAATATGGATACAAATAATCACTAGGAGTAGATAAGTATTGATTTCCAGTAGTTAAAACACCAGTAACATTTTTTCTAAAGTTTGGTAACTCAACAGATTTAATAATTCTTTGTTCTGCTTGAGTAATTATTACTGCTAAATTACTAACAAATGTTGTTTCTGTGTTTTGCGTATAATCTTGTATAGCTGATTTTAATGTTGTGTATGTCCAACTCATGATGCTCTCATTGTTTTATTTTTTAATCTTAAATTTGTCATGTGTTAATTTGACCTCCCATTCCTGAATGGTTGGTACAATAATAATAAAGTGTTGGAGCACCAGATGCTACTTCTATTTGAGTATATGCACTTGATGATCCTGGTGTTCCGTTTGTTGTAACACCTGTTGTATATTGTGATCCACCACCATGTGTTCCATCTGAGGTTGTTGAAAATCTTAATGGATGACTGCTATTACTGCTATTAGCTTGATCAAATTTATATGTTTGACCCTCAGTTAAACTTAAAGTTGCTGCTCTAGAACCATCTATATAAAAATAATTTGCTCCAGAATAACTAGCAACTGTTACTGTATAAGTAGTAACTGATGGCGAAGGCGTTGGAGCAGGTGTCGGTGCAGGTGTCGGTGCAGGAGTTGGTGCAGGAGTTGGTGCAGGTGTAGGAGATGGACTAGGTTGTGGAGTAGTGTCAACAACACCTGATAAAGTTATTGTTCCTAATGTAGCTGTTAAACCTAAGCTATTAAGTATTTTTGATCCAAAATATGATGTTGATGATTGTTTTCCTGTATCTACTCTAGGATCAAAAAGACCTTGATTATCACTGGTATTTATATTGCCTAATTTAAGTTGTGGTTGATCTTGATCAAAACATTCATTGCATACTCGCAAACCATTTCTTTTGCTATCAACAATTTCATATTTTAAAGTATTTAATTTATAGGTAAATCCACAACGATCACATAATCCTAATGCTTTTTTTCCTTGTGCGTACATTTAATTATAAAAACTTACATCTGGAACAAATCTAACTGGAGCTTTTTCTCTATCAGCTTCAGTTACTTCTTGCCATAACTCCATGTAACGCTGTCGTATCATAGGAACTCTCTGTTGAGCTTCTGGAGACTTACAAGCTAAGTTATATGCTAAGGCATAAGTTAAGCAAGGAAGGTATCTAGAAGGCACATCAGCATTTAAACTAGCTACTGTTCCAACATCTTCTATTCGTTTTACATAATCATAAACAAGTGTATATGTTTGTGCTGAATCTGGAGTTGACCAAAGAACTATTTTTACTGAGTCATTGTCTTTGTCTACAAAAAATTGTGTAGGTTTAGATTGAATTAGTTTACTGGCTTGATGTGCATATTCTGTTCTAGATATACGATTTAATCTTTGATCAAATTGTTTATTTGCATCGGCAGAATCAGTTCTGATAAAAACATCTACAATATCTAAAGCACTTGCATCTACTGTATAACTGCTTGTACCTGCAGTAAGAGTTGTTGATCCTTGTTCTATTGTCCAAAGATTTAAACCTTTATTTTGCCATTCTAAAAATACAAGATTAAGTGCTCTTTTTGCACTTCTATAGCTATAACCTGAACGAAGTTCTAAGCCACATAGATCATAGGCTTCTTCCATGATTTCACTCATGTCTAGATTAAATGTTGTTGTTCCACTAGTTGCCATAATTATCCTATATTAACACTTCCATCTTCTACGAGCCTGTCTAATTCTAGAATCAGGATCGTTTCTTGTTTCTGCTGAACTGTTTTTAAGTTGTCCTGCTGACCTTGCACAATAAGACTTTCTACGCTTTGCAGCTTTACTACCTTTTTTTACCTTACCTGTTACTGCTGTTTTTAACTTAGAACCTGGATTTGCTTTGCGATAAGCTGCAACTCCTTTCTTAGTCATACCAGCACCAGACTTGGTAGATCGATAATTAGCACCCTTACCTGTAGTCGTTTTGCGTATAGGGTTTTCTTTTCTTCTCATTGTAAAAAATATTTACTGGTAAACTAAATATCTCCTTTGCCTTTTTTACCTCTTGGTAATCTAGGGTCTGGTCTTACTGATCTTTTTTTACTACCAAGAACACTAGCATTCATAAGTCCACCCATGTTCATTTTATTCTTTTTCATGGCTGGTTCAGTCATTCCGCCACCACCAAATTTTTTCTGAACATCGTCTTTATAAGACATAGTGCTGTCCATAGTTTTACCACCACCCATATAAAGTTTACCACCCATACGATACATAGAACTTACAGGAGCAGTTGGCATCATTGTTCCGCCACCACCCATGTATCCCATATTTTTTTTCTTCAATCCGTTTTTTTTCATTGGCATATTGTTACCTTTTTAATTAAATAGTTATAGCACCCTTTGTAAGGGTACTATAAATAAAGTGAGTTACGCTACTTTTTAGTAGCAATTTTTTAAGCGTGAAAGACTGTCATAGTTAAAAATGTTGATACAGTATATTCAACATAGATACCTGCAGAAAACACTACGCCTTCATCTGGTATAACTACATCTCTTGTTGCATCAGCATCACCAACAGAACTTAATCCCATAATACTTGTTCCTGAAGGAGAAGTATTTAAAAAATCAACAGTACCTGCTGTAGCTGTACTTGTTAGATAAACACCTTTAAGTCTGCTTCTTCCTGCAAATACAACATCTGCTGCTGAAGCATTAACTCCTGCTGAGACATTACCTGCTGGATTACCAACTGCTGAAATCCCTGATATAGTTTTAAAAAACTTAGTTCCAGTAGCAGTACCTGCATTAGCACCTGTAATGGATTCTGTTTGAGCATCTCCATTAACATCAGTGCCAGTTACAGTAAAAGATTTAGCTGAATCATTTCCAGCAGAAAGGATCGTTACAATCCTTCCATGACTAAGTGCAACTGCACCACCTGAAGCTAACGCACCACCTATAGTAAGTGCTGCGTTATTTCCAACTGATGCTGCTGCCGATATTCCATCTGCATCTAAGGCTACTGTATCAGCAGTTATGGTAACTGCTCGTACATCTGACTTACCCATAATTTACTCCTTAAATAATACCTGTAAGGTTAATTAGTGAGTAATCGGTTGTTACATTAACAATCATAACTGTACCAATTACCTGAATAACATCTCCTGCTG